GCGCAGAAAATAATACCCACAATGATAGGGCGGTTATTAGACTTCAACCCCCCGGGAGCCGCTATACCCCCTTCCGCGCGATATATTAATAATATCATAGACGCAAAAGGTGCCAAACTGATAAAGCGATGATATATTAAGACGCAGAACTGATACAGCAGTACTATTACAGCAGAACTGATAAAGCGAAGATATATAAGTAGTAAAAGCAACCGCAAAAAATTTTGCACTTGACAGGCTCATGCACCTAGGGTATAATTCAGAAAATACAATAACAATGGAAGCCACATGCAAAACGCACCCGCAGAAGTCATAAAGATTAACCCCGAATCACTAGAGATAGCTAATGAGTACTTACAGACTCAGAATGCTAAAGAAGTAGCCAACATGCTTGGCATATCTGCCCAAGAAGTATCCGAAGTTTTAGCCAGAAAAGAAGTTAGGGAGTACGTAAACCAAGTATTCTTCGATATAGGGTATAATAATAGGGTCAAAATGCGTTCAGCCATGGATGCTGTTATAAAGAGAAAGTTCCAAGATTTAGAGGAGGCCGAAACAGGCAGCTCTAAAGATATAGCGGATCTACTAGCGCTATCGCATAAGTTCACAATGGAGCTAATGGATAAAGAACTTCAGCTGGAGAAGCTACGTTCTGTAGATATTAAGACACAGACCAACATCCAGATAAATGGGGGAGGCAATTATAACTCGCTACTAGAAAGGTTGATAGAAGATGATAAAGAGTAAATTAGAGTTATTAGCGGGCCTTAGTATATTGCTGCTACCCCTATCTATTATATTAGTCCAAGTGACGCTAATGTTCGCTTTAGTGATAGGTATGCCAATATTACTAGTATTGCATTTATTAGGTATTAGTATATGTTAGAGATATCCCGCCCTGATGTAGTGTCAGATCATATTGTAAGCTTTCCAGTGGAGGCTCGCTTCATTAAATTACCGGTAGTTCCTTATTTGAAACTACTAGGTGTTTTCGATACTATGAATACCCCACAAATTGCTTTAGTAAATGCAATCAACGACCCACAATATCGTTTTATCTGTGCTGCATATTCCAGGAGATTAGGCAAGACATATATTAGCAATATTATAGCTCAGCTTATAACTCTAATGCCTGGCTCTAACATACTTATAATGAGCCCTAACTATAGCCTTAGTACTATATCATTCGAGCTGCAGCGTTCTTTTATTAGACACTTTGATATAGAGATAGAGCGCGATAACTTGAAAGATAGGGTTATTGAGTTAGCTAATGGCTCTACAGTTCGCATGGGCTCTGTTTCAACAGTTGACTCGGTTCTGGGTCGTAGCTATGACGCTATAATATTTGATGAAGCTGCTATAAGTTCTAAAGGCGAAGATGCGTTTAACGTGCAACTCCGCCCTACGCTAGATAAACCTGGTTCTAAATGTATATTTATTAGCACACCCCGTGGACGCTTGAATTGGTTTAGTAGATTTCATTCCCGAGGCTACTCACCAGATTTTCCGCAATGGTGCTCACTAACCGCAGACTATCATGAAAATACTAGGTCTAGCGAAGCAGATATTAGTGAAGCTAAAAACAGCATGTCTAAGTCTGAGTTTGCACAGGAATACTTAGCCTCATTTAATACATTTGAGGGTCAGATATTCGAGTTTGATAGGGATGTTTGTGTTACTGAGCTACCTGTGTTTCCAGAAGGTACTCGTGTTGAGTTTATAGCTGGTTTAGATCCGGGGTACAAGGATCCTACAGCGTTCGCAGTTATAGCTTACTATACTGAAGAAGATTCGGAAGGTGTAGAACGCGACATATTTCATATTGTAGATGAGTACTTAGCTTCTGGCGTTACCTCTAAGCATGCTGCTGCGTTTCAAGTCTTTATAGATAAATGGGATATAGACCTGATCTTTATTGATAGTGCTGCAGCTCAATTTGGAGCTGACCTAACCTACGAGTACGATATAACTACTAGCAAGAGTAAGAAAGAGGTATTACCTGGTATATCATATGTACAGGCAATAGTGGAACAAGATTGCTTACGTATTGCTTCCCATTGTAAGCATTCTTTAGCGGCTATGGATCAGTACCGCTGGGACCCTAAGGATGGGCTACTTAAGCCTAAGGCGGTACACGATATACACTCGCATATGTCAGACGCTATACGTTACTCTATATACACCTTTACTACGTAAAAAAGCCCCCAATGGTGTATAGGGGGCTTTTCTTATTCTATTACGTATACATCATTACCACAGTCGTAACACCTGTAGTACCCTGCTTCTTTCATTATTTCCTTCTCTGTCTTTTCGTGTGTAAATAGCTCGGGAAACAGCACCTGTAATTTATGTTTCTGGCACTGGTACCTGCTTAGCTTTTTAGACCCGTTGTAGTAAAAGTACCCTGGGGGCGAACTATGTGAGTACGTAAACCCTAGGTGCTCATAAACCTTCCCAGTACCCCACCGCTTATCGCTGTAGCTTAGTACTGAGCCTTTGTATTTAGCCCGGAAGTACTTGAATAGTTTACTGGCACCTCCTTGTACTACTATGCCTGTTAAAGTACATAGTCTTACTAACTCGTAGTCCTGCTGCGCGGTAAATCTGGGCGTACCAAAAGTCATTACTGCTGCCAGTATATCTTTATAAAAAAGTCCCAGGTTTATTTTAGTTGGACTACCTCTTCCCTGCAGATGGTTATCGTCTAGGAAGTCTCCTGGAAAAGGTATCTCTTTTATAACACACTTCCTAGCACCCACACTTAGTGCTTTCCCCAGCTTAGCGTTTAAAATAGACTTAACTATGTCTTGCTTATTCTGCCACTCGTGCTCCCATATCTGTATTAGCTGGTATCCTTTTTCTTTACATGCGTTAAGTTTATCTAAGTGGTATGTGGTGGACTTATACAAGTCACTATGCCAATATTCTCCATTGTATTCCAAAGCTAGTTTTATATCTTCTAGCACAATATCTAACTCTTTTCCACCAAGTATCTTTCTATCATTAACAAGTACCGCGTTAACGTACTCTGCCATTTCTACTTCTCCTTTTGAAACCTGCTTAGGTGCACAAACCCTACAGACTATCCCAGAACTAGCACTTATTATATTATTTGGTATAATAGGCCAGATGTGTTTACAGACACCCTGCACTCTAATGGCGGTATGTGAACATACATATGTATCTAGTAAAACCAACTCGGGGGCTGCTAGATGTAACTCAGTGACAAACTGTTCATGAGTCTTTTTAAGAACACTAAGTACTGGAGTACATACTCTACATGTTGTGCCGTTGCCCCTCGCAATTAAGTTATTAGGTATAATTTCCCACTCGTGCAAACAAGTAGTATCCATAACCAGCACTTTAGACTGACAGTGTGTGTACACACCAAGCAATTTTAGATTAGGGGCTTTATGTGCTAATATAGTAACAAAGTCTTCAGAGCTTCTTTTATTGTGAGGTACTTTCCTTGTACATACCCTGCAAATAGTACCAAACCGCTTGACACTTAATGCGTAGTAAGGAGACACAAGATACTCATGCCCCTCAGGGCAAGCAACCAGCACCTTACTTTTAATGGCTATGTACTTACCAAGCACAGTTAAGTGAGGAGCTACCTCTTTTAGCTGCGCTACAAACTCCTCCTGTGTTTTCTTTCTAGCCATTCAGCCTCCGTACAATCCAATCTCTTAACTCTATTTCGCCTTTTGAAACCTGCTTAGGTGCGCAGGTTGGGCACGAATGCCCCGTCTTGCGAGGGCTAAGGAAGTTATGTGGCAGTATATCCCAGGTGTGACTGCAAGCACCTATTACCGATACCCACACTAGGTCCCCCTTATATTGGGTAACCACTACCAACCCCGCTACTAATAAACGTACTTCCTCTAGGAATACCTCATGGCTTTTCAACAGAGGGGCCTTAGTATTGCATATTTTGCAGGCATTTAAGTCACCTCTACCAGTAAACTTATCTGGGGTAATACGCCACTCGTGCCCACAAACACTGTCCTTAACTAGAATCGTACTCCTATTGTTAGAGTACGTACTTAGTAGTAGTAAGTTGGGGTTTATCAGGTGCACCTCTTTTTCAAAGTCTATATGTGACTTTGCAGTAGTACTTTTAGGGAGGCATACTCTACAAACAGCACCAACACGTAAGGTGCCTAATATGTGGTCTGGGCGTATCTCCCATACATGCCCACACGTTCCGCGTACTGCAAGTGTGCTCTTATTCCCTGTATACGCGCCCAACAGAGTCAGGGTAGGTGCCACAAGCTGTAATTCTTCTAGGAATTCTTCGTTTGTCTTTTTCCGTGGCATATAGTCTCCTATTTAAAACACTATTATACACGGAAATGCTGACAATGTCAAGTACACTTTTACACCCCTGCACAGAAAAACTGCGCTTGACATTTAGATGCACGCGTAGTATAATGGTAAAAATTAGAATGATAAATAAAAAAAAAGGACGAGGTATATGGCAGCTAACACAGGCAACAATCGTATACCCGTAAAATGGGTGCGCGATAAAGCGAAGAAAGCATATATTAAAGAAAAATCATGTGCTATTTGCGCAGGAACGGAAGACCTTGAGCTACATCATTTAGCTAGCGTAACCCTGCTGCTTAACGCATGGGCTCAAAAAACCGGCTATGATATTAGCACAGACGAGGGAATCATTGCAGTACGGGATGAGTTCATCTTAGCCCACGACACAGAGATGTACTCAGACGTGTACACGCTATGTAATAAACACCACACAGGCTTACATAAAATATTTGGAAAAGCACCTTCCTTAAGCTCCTCCGACAAACAACGCGCTTGGATTGATAAGCAGCGGGATAAGCAGCGGGATAACTTAGTTGCCGGTGTAGAGCCTATTAGAGTAGTGAAGAGCTCTTTTGCAGAATTTTGTTAGAATAGGAATAATATGGGATTTTTAAATTATATTAGTGAGAAGTTCAACCCTGCACAAGCTACTATTGCTAGAGATGAAGGTATGTCTATTAGCACTCCGGTAGCTAGTCTTACTAGCGTTACTGGGTTCCAGAATGTTGAGGCGGTAAACCGTGGGGTTAGCTTAATTGTTAATGCATGTGCTTCATTAGACTACGATGTTAAAGAAAGCATAGGTCCTGTGAAAGTTAGGGCGAAAGCGTTATCCAAGCTGCTTAACTTTGCACCCAATCCATACCAGAGCGCGTATGATTTTAGACAGAACATATTTACTGACTTCATCTTTGAAGGCCATGTATT